GCAAATAAGAGTTATTGATTTAAAAGAAACAAATGACTTATTGAAATAGGAGTGAATGATGAAAAAAGAAGAATTAATGATAAATAATAAAAAAATAGTTTTAATGGAACAACCTTCACAATATATTCTTGATCTTGAAAGAAGATTTCCTGATGAAGATATGGTTGGATATTGTAAAGAAATTTTAAAATATCCAGCAGAGGTTAATCCTTCAATTGAAGAAATAATAAATCTCCCTGATTCTGTTAAATATGGAGATTTAGAACTATCTTTAAAAAAAGAAGATGGAAAAAAAGATCTATATCTAGCACAAGAAATAATATATTCAGTTAGACAAAATAAACCTAATGCAGCTTATGTAGGAGAATTCTTTTTAAAAAAATTAAAAAAAGATGTTAATGATTATAAATATCAAGAACTTATAAAAATAGGTGAAGAGGTTTTTAAACAAGTAGGTGAAATGCTTTATTTAGGTCAAATTAGGGAAACATTTCGTAAAATGTAATGGTATTCAATATAATGCTGAAAGCATAGAATATATGATAACTTGTATAAGTGGATATACTAAAAATTTTAAGGATACAGAAAATTACACTGTAAGAGAATTACAGAGATATTTTGACAGACTTATAAGATATGTGGAGGAAATAAAAGATGGCAATTAGAACTTTAAGTATAAACATAATGAGCTACTTAAAAGGGCAAGGCTTTCAAGCTGTTAATAATCAAATAAATGGCTTAAAGTCTAGTTTGTCATCTTTAAAATCAGTAGCAAGTAATGGACTATTTCAAATGGCTGCTGGATATTTTGCAATATCAAGTCTAATAGGGCAATATAACAAAGCTGTGGAAGCTAGTAATTTACAGTTAGAAAATGAAACAAAGTTATATGCAACTTTAAGAGCACAAAATTTCAGAGATGAGCAAATTCAAGGTCTAAAAGATTATGCTTCTGAACTTCAAAAAACAGGAGTAATTGGAGATGAAGTATCATTAGCGGGAATAAGACAGTTAGCCTCATTTAAATTGAATGAAGAAAGTATTAAAGAGTTATTACCACAAGTTCAAAATTTAATGGTTGCTGAAAAAGGTTTAAAAGCAACTTCAATGGATGCAGAAAAATGGAGTAAATCTTTAGGAATAGCTGTTACAAGTGGACAAGTTAGAGCATTAAAACAAGCTGGGATTGTACTAGATGAACATACACAAAAAGTTTTTGAGAATGCTACTCAACAAGAAAGAATAGCTATATTGGCAAAAGAAATTAAAGAAAGAGTAGGAGAACAAAATGCTGAATTTTTAAAAACTCCCGAAGGAAAGATAGTTTCAGCACAAAATAGAATAGGAGATATCTATGAATATATAGGCGGACTTGTAAGAGATACAAGAGCAGACTTTTGGAGTATGATTGCTGATAATGCTGAATGGATTCAAGATTTTTTAGGTGGACTTATAAAAGCAGGAGCAGGGGCATTTAATACAATTACTAGAACAATAGGAGGTATTTTTAATGTTCTTAAAGCATTGCCACCAGAAGCAAGAAATACTATTAAATTAATAACTGGATTTTTGTTATTAAAACAATTTCCAATTATTAGTGGCTTTTTGATAATTGAAGATATATTTGCAGCATTTCTTGGAAAAGAAAGTTTTACAGAAGATGCTATAAATGCAATTCTTAAATTTACTGGAACAGATTATAGATTTGAAGATTTGAGGAAAGGTATTGCAGATTTATGGGATTTATGGGTAAACAAAGCTGATTCAGGAATAGAAAAAATTAGTCTAACAACTAAGGTTTTATCTGACTTATTAGATACTTTACAAGGTGGGGCTGGGTTACTTCAAATGATATGGGGAGCAACTGGTGGAGCAATTTATGATTTTGGAAAGAATACTGTAAATGTACTTACAGGAGATTTTGAAGATATTAATTGGGACACGTCTTTAGGAAACATATCAGGTGGTTGGGACAAATTGTATGGTGCAGGTCAACACATGAATGAAACTGATGATATGCACCAAAAATATGTCCTTGATGAAGCAATAAAGCAGCAACAAAAAAATTTTAAAACAATGGAATATGTTCAAAAAAATCAAGGGAATATTGCTTTTCCAGTAGAAAAGGAAATAATAATTCCAGGTTCAGCACCTGTTATACCTTTATCATCTTATGGATTTCCTTATGAAAATAAAACAGCAACTAATTATGGAACTTATGAAAAAAATAAAGAAATTCAACAACTTTTAGATAATAAAAATAAGGAAATTAGTAAAGTAGATACTTATTATGCACCAAAACTGCCTGATAAAAAAATAACTCAAGATACTAAACAAAAAATTGAAAAATCTGTAGTAAAAAAAGAAAATAAAAAGTTTGAATATATAAACAATTCAAAATATGAAATAAAAGTTACAGAAGAAGTACAAAATGATGTTGCTAAAAAGGTTGAAGGTGTTGTAAGAAGAATTCAGGAAGAAGAGAAGCAAAGACTAAGAGCAGAACTTGGAGGTAACTACAGTCAAGCAGGTGGTTTAGAATGAGTTTATTTAATAACTTAATGCAGATGATTGGGGATTACTTCAATACAGGAAAGGAAAAATCAAAACTTGGAGATATAGAACTTGATATTATTTCAGAAAAATCAAGAACTATGTCAGCAACTGTTACTAATAGAAGAGTTGAAAAAGGATTTAATATTGCAGATACAGTTAGAAAAGAAGCAATGCTTATAAATATAACTGTTGTAGACAATTCTAATCAAAAAGAATTTAATAGAAAAAGTTTAGAGCAAATGCTTGAAGCAGGAGAACCTGTACTTTTCTATTATGCTGGTAGAGATAAATATGAAAATATTGTAATTGAAAGTATTGAAGAAATAGAGGACTACATAAAGAAAGAATGTTTTACTTATTATATAGTTTTAAGACAAATAACAGTTGCAGAAATTAAATCAACTGATGTAAAAACTGACTATAAAAAAGCTAAAAGTACTGGTGGGAAAAAGAGAAGAACTACTGCAAAAGTAAAAGGTGCAACTAATACTGAAAAAGCAAAAATAGAAGCAAAAGGGAAAGAAAAAGAAAGAGGAAAATCATCACTTAAACAATTAGGGGGATTAATAGGATGATAAAAGCATTAGAAATAGATGTTGAAGGGATAGAACAAAATGGAATAATAGCTGATATTGGGAGTAATTTAAAGCTAGATTTAATTTATAACAATGTAGACAGCTATATTTACATATCTATATTAGATTCTGATGAAAACAGAATAACTGGCTTTTTTAGATTAGTACCTGATATAAACTTTTTATCTCTTGTAAGAATAGAACAATTACAGCAGTTAAGATGCATAAAAATAAATGACTTTGCTGAAGAAAGAGATAAGATAACTCCTAAAAATCTTAATAAAGATTATAAATTTTTTCTAATAGGTGAGGGTAATGGCTAAATTATGGAAACAAGTGAGAGTGGTAACTGTTGGAGAGTTAATATTTGATTATGAAGACATTGATGTAGAATTTGATGTTAAATGTACTGATGATAATAAGAGTGATACAGCTACTATTAAAATATATAACTTATCTGAAACTACAAAAAATAAAATCCAAGCAAATCAAATAGTTAATATTGATGCAGGTTATAGAGAATTACATCAAAGCATATTTGGTGGCTTAGTTGAAAGTGTAAGAACATATAGAGATGGAAATGATTTAGTAACAGTTATTGTTGCAAGTCCTAATAATCGTGCTTATACAAATACAGCTGTGAATGTACAATTTAAAGCAGGAATTAAAGCAAGTGAAATATTAAAACAATTAGAAAAAAGTATTCCATTTAAAATAGATGTTAAAGAATTAGCAAAAGATACTGTTTATCCAAATGGAAAAGTCTTTTCAAATAGACTTTCTAATGTTATTTCAATTTTAGCCAAAGATACTGGAACTATTGTAAGATTTACTGATACAACTATTGAATTTAAAGTTCCAGGAAAAGCATATAGCACTACTTTAAAACTGGGAAGTGAACAAGGTTTAGTTAGAGTTGAAAAACAGCAAGAAAAAGCTGAGGTAAAAAAAGGCAAAAAAGAAGATAAAAAAAAGAAAGAAAAGCAAAAATATACAATAGAAGCATTTTTAGTTCCACTTGTAAAAATAGGACAAAAACTGCAAATAGAGTCTTCTGTGTGGAATGGAGAAGGAATAGTTAAAGAATGTACTTATACAGCTGGAGATGTTGAAACATTTTCAGTAAATGCAATTTTAGAGGTACTTTAATGGAATTAGAAATAATAAAAGCAATGATTGAGGACAGACAAAATGAAATACATACATCTTTACCTGCTATTGTAAAAAGTGTTGATTATGGTGCTGGAACTTGTACAGTTGAGATAATACCTCAAAGAGTACTTTGTGGGAAATTAACTAAATATCCAACTTTAATTGATGTAAAACTTGATTTTCTCAAATTTGGAGATTGGAAACTTCAATTTCCTCGCAAAGAAGGAGACAAGGTTTGGATAGGATTTTCAGAATCTACTATATCAGAAGACACAAGTTTAGAAAGATTTAGCCTTAATGAACCATACATTATCGGAAGTTGTGAAGGTGGCTACGAGGATAATTCAGAAGATATTATTTTGACTGGAGCAGGGACAAGAATAGAGATAAAAGGCAATGGAGATATAAACATAATTTCTGGAAGTAATAAAACTACAATTACAAGCAATGTTACTATAAATGGAGATGTCACAATAAATGGGAATACTACTCAGGTAGGAGATACTACACAGACTGGAACAGTAACAGTTAATGGAAGTATAGGAGCAAGTGGAGATGTTACAGGAAAAGGTATAAGTTTAAATGACCATACTCATAATTATAATCCTGGATCTAATCCTCAAACTTCAACAAGTAAAGCACAATAGGAGGAAATTATGGGGACAAGTATAAAATTAAATAATAATTGTGACATAGTTTTTGATGAAAATGGTGTGTGTGAACTTGTTGATGGTGTTGAAGATATTATCCAAGCTATAAGGGTTGAGTTGGAACAAAATAAAGAACAATGGGTTTTAAATGTATTGTATGGAGTTCCTTATTTAAATAAAGAAAATAAAGGATTACTTCAGATAAAAAATAATCAATCAAAGATAATTCAAGAGCTTATCAAAACTATTTCAAAATATGAAGAAGTGGAAAAAATACAAAGCATTGAATTTGTTGAAAATAGAATAGTAGCAAAAATTAAGATAAAGGGGGAAATATATACATTATGATAACTGAAAAAGGTTTTGAATTGCCAACAGTAGAAGAAATTTATCAAAGAAAACTTACTGACTTTAAGACAGTAAAGCCAAATATTAGAGAAACAGATAGTAATGTTCTTATTCCTCTTTTAAAATTTGATGCTGCTGAAGAATATGATAGTTATTTGCAAGGTTTAGCTGTTTATAATAATTTAAATGTCTATACAGCAGTTGGTAACTCTTTAAATGCTATAACTTCACATTTAAATATGACTTGGAAAAAACCACAAAAAGCAACAGGCAAGGTAGAAATAGAAGCAGATATAGGAACTATAATACCACAGGCTTGGGGGATAGAAACAGAGTCAAAAGAAAAATTTATAACATTGAATACAAGAGCAATTAAAGTAGAAAAGAGTCCATTGCAATTAGAAATAATTGCATTAGAAGCAGGTAAAAATGGTAATGTTTCAGCAGGACAAATAATTAAACAAACTGAGATTATATCTGGTATTAAGTCAATTAAAAATAAAATAGGAACATTTGGTGGAGCTGATTTAGAAACAGACACAGAATTAAGAGAAAGGTATTTGGAAAGAATAGATAGAAAAACTTCATTCACAACAGAGGGAATTAAGAACTATATACTTCAAAATACTAATGTTAAAAAATGCCAAGTATTAGAAAATGATACTGATGATTTTGATGCAGAGGGAAGACTAGCACATAGCTATGAAGCTATTTGTTTTGGTGATACTGATGAAAATATACTGCAAGCCTTATATGATTATAAACTTGCAGGAATTAGAGCAGTAGGAGATATAACAAAGCAATTTGAAGAAATAAGTGTAGGTTTTAGTAGAGCAATAGAAAAACAAATCTTTTTAAAGGTAGAAATTACAACTATTAAAGAAGTTTGGAAAGATGAATTTAAAAAAGTAATTAATAATATATTTATAAATTATTTATCAGAAATAGAGCCTGCTGGAACAATTTATTTATATAAATTAATTGGAGAAATATATAAACATACAAGTGGAATAAAAACATTAAGATTGAAGCTAGGAGACACTAAATACAGTGAGCGGGAAACTGATTATATTTTGTCTAAAAAAGAAGTTGCAATTGGAAATGAAAATAATGTAACAATAGTGGTTACGAGTTGAATTTGGATAGAATCCCGCATATATACCATAATACAATTTATGTGAAAAAGTTGTTTGAAATTATTTATGAAAAGCATTTGAACATTAGGAAAATGTTTAATGAACTAGCTTTGTTTAATGATATAGATAAAAGTAAGGGTTATCTTTTAGACCTCTTAGGAGGAAATTTTAAAGTCTTAAGAAATGGACTTTCTGATGAAGAATACAGAAGAATACTAAAATTTGAAATTTCACTTTTACAATTTTTAGGAAGTCCTGAAGAAATTCAAAGAATTTTATCTGAATATTTTAAGCTAAATAAGGAAGAATTTAGAATAATTGAACTGTCAGCTAAAATTCTTATAAGTATCCCAGAAAAATTAGATAAACAAGAAATTTTTAAGGTGGTTAGGAAAATAAAAGCTGCTGGAGTAGGTCTTGAAGTTAAATTTGGAATTTACATAGAAGATTATCTAATTTCTGAGCTACATGAAATGACACTGGAAGAAATTGAAAAGATAACTCTTGCTAGGGAAGAATACTATATTGAAATGTATACTTTAACAGAATTAGAAGAAATGAAACTTGAAGATATAGAGAAGTTAAAAATTTCAAGGAGGTAAAAATGGCAAAATGGATAGAGGATCCACAAGGTCGGTTAGAAGTTGAAAAGGTAACAGAAGAAATAAAATTACCAGTTTGGAAAGCAAACTATAAAGGTAAGTTCAGAGAATTTTGGAATGAATGTTGGGAAAAAATAGAAGATAGTTTTTTAAAATTAAAAAAGAGTAATGAAGGAAAAGAACCAGCTATTGAAGACAAGCAGACGGCTTTTAATAAAGCATTTGGGACAGTTGAAGATACTGTTTTAGAAGGTAATAAATTTACTCAAATGACTGGAAAAGATTACGGTGGAATTTTAAATATTGCTGGACAAAAAGAAGCAGGAAAAGCGTACTGGGATAATAACACAAAAAAGCTATATATTTGTAAAAATAATAATAGTGATATATCTCCAAATGTTAATAATTATATTCCATTTGACTCTAACTCACTTTTGGAGAGATTGGAAAATTTAATAACAATTAAAGAAACTGGAAATTGCAACACTGTTTATAATGATTGTTTAATTGGATTAGAATCCTGGTCCAATATTTTACTAAGAAATAAACCAGTAACAGACAGCTCCCCAATGGGAACTTTAATCACTTTTAATCTAGGCAGAAAAACTCAACTTTATATCAGTTCAACAGGAGTCTATTCTCGTGTGAATCAATCCCAACAAGATGAAACATCTTGGACTGCTTGGGTTAAATTAAGTTAATTTTTCTCCATTGACCAAAAGCACTATTAGCTCCTGTTATAGCTCTGCAAAAAATGAGTCCTTTAAAGCTGTACAGAACTTGCTGACAGTAAGCACCATTTTCTAATGAGAAAACAACTAAATAAAATGCTCTTCCTTCGTTATGGTTTAATTCAGTTGGGAGTCCTACAATATTATTACTCCATCCAGATGAAGTATAAAAACCTGATTCTGTAATAGAATTTAGATTTACATTATTAATTTGTGATAAAGTTAATTTTGTTTTTTCCTCTTTAGTTATGTATAAATTTTCCATAGTGGAAAATTTCTACACATATAGAGAGTTTAATAATTATGCTCAAATAAAAGATGTAACAAGTATTACAGCTAGGGTATATACAGTTGGAAATTTAGCAATTACAAGTATAATAGTTGAAACTCCTAAATTGATTGGAAAAACAACAATAAAATTTCCAATTAAGTATAAAGCACCGCCATTTGTAACTTTCCAAGATAATGATACTGCCTCAACTCCACCTGGACCTCTTGGAATCAATTGGACTAATTTGGATTCAATTGAAGTACAAGGTTTTAATGGTGGTTTCACAATGTTAGTAGTTGGAGCAATTTAACTTAACTATTTACAGATAAAATTTGTGCAATAAAATTATTATCAGCTGTAGAATTTGTAACAGTAGAATGAGTAATTGTTATTACATTATTTTTAAAACTTAAAACAAATTCTCTTGTATCAGAAGTTATACCTACTGTAAATGCAATATCCCTATTTCTTATAATTTCTGTTCTTAATATGATTGGAGTAAAATAGTAAAAATTATTATCATCAGCATAATTTATTCCTATTATTTCTATAAATTTAGAGTTACTAGGAATTGTCCCAAGTGTCTGTCCTTTTGTTGCAGCTCTACCCTTAAAAATTTCAGAATATTTAAATAGATTTTCCACTATGGAAAATTTAATAACAATTAAAAATAATAAAATATTTACAATAGGTAATATTTGCATAGAAACTATAAATTGTACTCCAAATACAGTGGGTATTAGAACTGTAAATGTTGAAAGTGATTTCAAAAATATATTTAGTATATTCCTTACAGGCTACATTACAGAAGGTCAGACAGAAGAACATCTTATGCGACAAGTAGTTCATGATTACTATTCAAAAATAGTAGCAACTAAACAAGTTAAATTGTATGCCTCTGGAAATCAATCTTTAGAATTGACTATCATAGGAACAATTTAATTAAACTTTACTTTACTTGCAGAAAATAAAACTTGGTTATTAATGTCTTCTGAACTTGCTAAAACTATTTCATTTTCGATTTTAATGCTGCATATATTTAGTTTTAAATTCTACCAAGTTATAGTAGGCTATGAATGTGCTAATTAATGCTTTTAGCAGGATAACTTATAGTAAAATAATAAGCCCCTGCATTATCATCTGCTTCAGATTTTGCTAAATTCCCGTTAGCATACAAGAAAAATGTATTAGATTTAGAACTATTTCTATAAGAAGCACTAAAATATAGAGTCTCATTTGGTCTATACTTTTCAGGCAAATTAAAAATAGGTGTGTTAGCTTTATTAAAAAATGCTGTTCCACTGTCAACTATAAGAGTTACCATACCTGCAATTTTATATACTTTTACAAAAGTTGCATTTGGAATGTATAACCTTTCACTTTCAATTCTTGAGAAATTTTCCATAGTGGAAAATCTATTTAAATA